ATCTTGATACAAAGGGGGAATTTAAGGTGACTACAAAGAAAGAGATGTTAGACACGTTTGCGGAAAATCTGGAAAAAGAGCGCATAAAGCTCGGGTATACTCAATGTGATTTCGCGAAAAAGCTGGGGATTTCGGCATCTTCTTACCGGAACATCATTTCCCGCCGCGTGGACACGTTCAGTATCATGCTTGCGCCGAAACTCTATGAGCTGACAGGAAGATTCTTATACGAGATGTTCGGGCAACGCAGTATCGAGATTGAAGTGCTGAATAAATTCCGCAAATTAACAGATCGGCAGAAAGCCTACATAAACGCCAAAATAGAATTCGAGCTTGAGATGAAAGTCAAAGAAGAAGATCCAGCGAACATGTTGGATGTCCTACTTCTGACAGGAAACATGGAAGATGGGATGATTCTGGATTCAGCGCATGAAGAGCATGTGTATTGCCCGGAATATATCGAGAAATACGGAGAGCGGATGCACTGTGGCATCCGGATAACATCGCACCACTTACATCCCGTATATATCAAGGGTGATATCATCGGAATCTCGAAGCGGCCGCCCAGGGACGGTGATACGTGCATCCTGGTCAATAAAAAGAACGGGCGGGCGTACATCCGTAAATTTATCCAGTCGGAACCGTGCAGAATGGAGCCGATAAACGGGTATGGGGATATCATAACCATAGATCCCAACAACCCGGACGAGATGAGAAAATGGGTTATGTTTGGCGTGGTTATCACGGTTCTGCGCAGATAGGGGGAGTCAATATGGCAGAGACAAAATATTGCAAGCATTGCGGACAGGTTATTGACGCGGATTGTGTCGTTTGTCCGAAGTGTGGAAAGCAGGTTGAGGATCTTAAAACAGATCAGAAGAACGTTATTATTAATAACAACAACAGTAGCAGCGCATCCTCTTCTGCTTCTTCATCAGCAGCTGCGGCGGCGAGTGCAAGCCAAGGAGTATACGTCACAGGAAAGCCAAAAAATAAATGGGTTGCTTTCTTCTTGTGTCTTTTTACTTTATGCGGACACAAATTTTACGAAGGAAAATTCGGAATGGGTATCCTGTACCTCTGTACTATGGGTCTTTTCGGAATAGGCTGGATTATCGACCTGTTTGCGATTCTCGGAAAACCGAATCCGTATTATGTATAGATAATAAAAAATGGCCTAACAGACTGTGGCGCAATCTGTTAGGCCTTTCATAAGAGGTTACTCCCCGGAAGGAATAATCTAATGAACATGATTATGTTATCACACTTCCGGCGGCTTCGCAAGTGGAACGGGAAAATTTTCGATTTTTTTCGACTATTTTTTCCCGTCTGTTTGCGGCCGCTTTTTTGCACCCATTTTGCGCCGTCTCTGTGGCTTTTCCAGCCACTAAACGAAAGGAGCCTAAGATGGCAAAGGCGAAATATACAAAGCAAAAGAACGGGTATTTTCAAGCCCGTGTGTGGGATGGAAGTTATGTTGATGGAAAAAAGCACTACATCACGATCAGATCCAGAAAAAGCAGTAAGGATCTGGAAGCAAAAGTGACAGCTTACAATGACAGAGTGAGCAACTTGCAGGCAGTACAGAATAAAAATATACAGTTTAATGACTACGCGGGGCGATGGCTGAAAGTCTACAAGGCCGAAGCGGCGAATAACACCAAAAGGATGTATAAAAACATCATAGACAAGCACCTGGGACAGCTTGACGGCGTGCGGCTCTGCGACATCCTGCCGATCCACTATCAGACGGTTATCAACGACGCGGCCGGGAAAAAGCGGATTCAGCAGCAGATCCAACTCACTTTTTCGCAGATCATGCGGTCTGCGGTACATGATCGGCTCTATCCGGCTAATTTGCTGGAGGATCTAAAAGACGTTATGAAGCCGATCGACTACAAGGCCGACGAGAAACGGCCGTTGACGGAAAACGAGAAAAAAGCCATGAAAGACGCTGAGTTATCCCCATCTGACCGGATTTTTGTGGATATCCTTTATTCCACCGGCCTACGCTGTGGAGAAGCTCTTGCGCTTACACGGTTTGATATTGATTTTGTCGAGAAAACAATCAACGTCAACAAGGCCGTTGAGTTTGATGAGGCTGGAAGGCCGAGCATCAAAGACCCAAAATCAAAAAACGGCTTCCGGAAGGTGCCGATCCCGTCCAAGCTCTGCGCGTCGCTGGAAAACTACGTTCGGTTTTACATCAAAGGGACATTGCTATTTGCTATGCAGGGCGGCAAAATGGTGTCTAAATCCTCTTACCGCCGGAAGTGGGAAAGAATCATAAAGGAAATGAATAGAGTCGCCGAAAAGCCCGTCTGCGGACTCACAGCCCATATTTTCCGCCACAACTATTGTACTTCACTCTGCTACCAGATCCCGCGTATCTCAATCAAGAATATAGCATCTCTCCTGGGGGATGACGAAGCAATGGTTTTGAGGATTTACAATCACATCATGCTGGAAAAAGAGGATACCGCCGGAGCGGTGGAAGCTGCTCTTTCCATGTGACACAAAAATGACACATTTACATTCTTCTACATTCCTCTACAATACCTTACTTTGATTTTCCGATAATTTCATTCCGGCAACGTAAAAAGGCTGAAAACCCTAGCAAAATCAATGGTTTCCAGCCTTTTCAATTAGTGAAGCATCGGGGATTCGAACCCCGGACAACTTGATTAAAAGTCAAGTATCCATACCTCTTATTCTGCCCGCAAATACGCCATTCTTGCGTTTCGTTGTGACACGAAAATGACACATTCGATATTAGCACATAGTGATCAATGTGTCAAACAAAAAAAGCCGTGCCATTTCGACACGACTTTTTTATTTGCTTTTTTCATGCTTCTTCCTCCGCGAGATCGAGGTCTGATCCATCGAGAAATTCCCCGTCTTCGTCCGTATTACAGTATTCGAGCGCGTATTCGTCTGCAAATACGTATCCGCCGCTTTTCTTGTACGAGCATTTGTATTTGTTTAACTCGGCTTTTGCTAATCCGTACTGGTCGCTAGACCAACGTTTCAGCTCTTCCGGGTTTGCGTTTTCACCGCAAACACAATCTCCTTCGACGAAATTATCAAATTGTTTCTTTGTGTAGCTTCCTACACCATGTTTTAAAATTATCGTATTGTAATACATTTCTGTTTTCTCCTTTTCTGTTTTTTCGGTATCCTCTTTTACTACTCTCTCAAGCAGTTCAAGCACATACCCCGGCGGGTTTCTTTTTCCCGCCTCCCATCCCTCAAGAGTCCTCTTGGGGATGTTGTATTTTCTTGCGAACGCCTCTTGTGTTAAGCCGGAGGCGTTCCGGATTTCTTTTATTTTCATTCTTTTTAATTTTCTCCTCCTTTATATTCAATAAATTCGTCGTCTGTCTCAACGAATTTATTTATTTTTTCGATCAGTTCCTCTTCACTGATCGTCTGGAACTCACCGCACTCATAGGTGCCGTCTTCCATCAAGTGGTTCCCAAAGTCACCACAGCACGGGCAAAAATCAAACTCCGCCGTTGTGCCGTAGGAAACTTCCCACGTTCCATTTTCCAAACGGGTGTAGTCCGTCCAGAAGCCATACGCTCCACCGTTTGCTGACTTCTCTGATTCGTACTCCGAAAAATCATTAAATCTTACTCTCTGGATTCCTTCCAGACTTTTAATTTTTTTTGCTTTTTCCATTTTAATTTCCTCCTTGATTTTTGTTATGCCTTAACTTTGATTATATAATACCACTCATCGGCGTATACGTCAATAGGTTATTTTAGTTTTTTTATTTTTTGCAATAAAAAAAGGCGTAGGGAAATCCCCACGCCTTTTGATATATTTTATATTTTTTTACTGGCGGTTACACCATTCCTGTAAAGCCTTGACCATCGCTGACGGGTAGCTGATCACGTCGTCTACCGGTGTGCCGAGTTTTTTCTGGAGCGCGCGGATGGTCTGCGGTCCGAGGTATCCGTCTGCGGTCACTCCTGCCCATCTCTGCATGGCCCTGATCAGATCGGATCCGCCGGACAGCTTGCCAGACCATTCGGCCGCCGCGATGCCAGCACAGTATTTTTTGTTGCTCGTCGGCTGATCGCTGATCACGCCGTCTACTCCAGTCTTAAAAATCTCCTGCAAGCGTTTGGTCAGCTCATGACCCCACACACCATCGACTGTGATCGCTTTTGAGGTGGATTCTTTGGCCGCTCCGCCATACGTGCAGAATTTTGAATGGCAGTTGATCCAGCCAGCGCCGGATAACAGCCGTCCCCAGCTTGTATTTTGGATCTCTGTTACCGTATAGCTTCCCTGATCCGTGATCATGCCAACGATACGGCTGTCTGCGTTCGGCTGCTCTCTAATATTAAGGTCGGTATTAACCTTGTAGATACCCGGCTCATATTTTCCACTTGCTGGCTGTTCGGCCGCTGCCGCGCCGCTGATCAGGCTCTTAAACCGCTCCCAATCCCCTCTCTCGATGATCTGGCTCGGGCAGTGCTTGCTACAGATATCGTAGTGGCGGTATACGCGACTTGCCGGAATACCAGTCTCCCGCATGATCTCTTTGACGACCGCTACCGTGTTCTGAAACGCTTTTTCGTAATTATATCCCGCCTGCACGCACATCTCAACGCCGATGCTGCTACGGTTGCCGTAGCGTCCAAACAGGTTATTACCGCCGTAATTAACCCCGACGTGCCAACACCCACGGCTGTGCGGTGCCGCCTGATAGGCGGTGTCACCATCATCCACGTAATAATGGGCGGACATATTCTGAAAATTGCCGTTATACTGCGCTCGTGCGTGTGCCAGCGCGTCTGCTCCGGCGGCGAAGTTATCCGTGTTGTGGACTACGATACATTTAGGATCGTTCTCACTGTAAGTGTTCGTGTTACTGATTAATGATCTGTCAATTCTCATTTGTCGATGCTCCTTTTCCCAAAATTTGAATTCTTAGGAACATTGTACTCTTTTTCTCACGGCTCTTTGTAGGCTTGTTAGACTACGTATCGGTGATGGCTGTATCTTACGTTTTCCTGCGTTACTTTTGCGTAGATCATCGTGGTACTGATCCGCGTATGACCGAGGAGTTTCTGCAGATCCGTCACGTCCATGCCGTGGTCTATCGCATTTGTAGCTGTGGTGTGCCGGATCAGATGAGGAAATAGCGGTCTCCCGATGCCGGATCGCACGCCGATGTTGTGGATGACCTGCTCTATAGCTTGCTTTTGCAGAGCATGGTAAGGCTTACGTATTGTACAGAAAACGGCATCTGTATCGTCTTTTCTGGTAGCCCAATACTTCAGCAGAGTGTATTCTGCGCGGGCGTTAAGATAAGAAACTCGGTGTTTGCGGCCTTTTCCGAACAATCTGACTTCTTTCGTGGAGAAATCAATATCTTCTTTTTTGAGGATCGCCATTTCCGAAACACGGCATCCGGTACTGTAGAAAAGCTCGATCATTGCTCTTTCTCGAAGATCAACGCACGCATCCCGTACCATTTCCATCTCGATGCCATCAAGTGGCTCTCGCGGCTTCTCCTCGTACTTAATGGCGTGGATTTTCGCACATGGGTTCTCCGGAATGTAATATTCCCGACAACACCAGTCAAGAAACGTATTGATAACGATACGCTTAGTGTCAATGGTATGATCCGAGTTCTTCCCAACCAGCCCGTACAAATATAAGCGGATATCGTTTGCCGTGATTTTCTCAACTGGCTTGCCAACGGCGTACAAAAACTGTTCCAGATAACATTTGTAAGTTATAAGCGACTGCGGACTCATGCCCTCAATCTTTTTCGATACCATGTAGACCTTATAGCACGCTGGTAAGAGATCATCCGGAACCGCTATATCCCTGCACTTCTTTTCAATATTGTAATCGTCCGAAAAGATCTCCAATTCGTTAAGCACAACTTTCATCTGCTCCGGTGTGAGCTTGCCGTTCAACTTTGTAATAAACTCGGTCGCAAAATCTGCCATAAAAAAACCTCCTTTTGTGGTTCACAAAGGGAGGGTATTGTGATATAATAATACACGTACCCTTTGTGGTGCAGTTTGGAACCGGGTGTGTCTTTGGTCGGATAGCCCGGTTCCTTTTTTTTTTAGTTGTGCTTACATTATACCACGTTGTTTGAAAATAGGAAGTCTTTTTTCAAAAAAGCAAGATTTAAGCAAGATTTTTAATAAATTAAATCCGCAGTCTCTAAGATTAAGATTCAAATGTGTCGCAAACGGATTACTATTTTATTGAGCTGTAAAATATTTCCATTCAGTCCAATTGTTAGTATTGTATTTTCTTCTGATAGCAATCTTGTCAGATCCAAAAGAAAATGCTAATTGAGCGGAGTAATTACCTTTACCTAAATTCTGTTGGATAACAAGACATCCGTTTGAATTAAGTCCACTTGGTAATCCTATTGGATTAACTTTTGTATTTAATATGGCGTAGTTCGGCGGATTGTTTAGATCAGTGACATTGTTCACATATATTGTTTTACTATTTAATTCGTTAATGGCTCCCGGGATTGTCTTATTAGTCGTCTCGAGCTGAGAGATACCCTCAGACACGATTTTCTTAGCAATCCATTTCCACAGATTACCGAAAGTAAACTTTTTATTCACTTTGGCTGGGGTGTCGTAGATAAGAGCAAGGTCGGTGTCTACCGGTTCTGTTTTTTCGGTGTAATCTGTGAATTTTGCCATATTAGTTTTCCTCCTTATTGAGCTGATTATTTTCAATATATTCATCAATTGCGGCGATATGCTTTTTCAATTCCGGGTTAACCGCGACAAAATTGCCGCGGTTATTCTGACTGATAAGGTCGCCGGAATCGTCCACCTCTGAATAGGTGTAAGCGATCCGGATGCCCTCTCCGGTTACTAATTTCGTAAAACTTGTTAAGACTTTCATTGTTTCTCCTTTCATGCTATAATTTTCGATTCTACATAATCAATATACGTCTGATAGCCGATTTCGCTGTAGTCCAATTCCGGCTCTTTTTCATATGGAGTTTCGTTCTTTTCCAGTCTTTCTAGCGTGTAATCTGCCTGTTTAGCTTTCAGCTCCCATGAAAAGCTAAGATTTGGTGTTCCTTTGACCAAAAAGTAGTCTGCCGTTTTTTCCTCGATCCACAGGTCGCCGCATCCCTCTTTCTGCAAGAACACGTTATACTTGTCATTTCTCAGCACTGTTTCGCCGAAAATATCGTCAATCTGAACGTAGCACAGGCCGTTTTCGTCCGTTTCCGCTTCTCCGATGTCTCCGAAGAACGGGCTTGGCATCTCATAGCAATACTGGAGACGCTGACCGTAGTTTTCGGTATCTACAATTCTATTTTTGGTTCCAGAAGTATAGATTCCCTCTGCGGTTACAAGTGAACCTTTTCCAAGTCCATTTCCTATTACATAGAAGCCGCCGTTTGCATCCTCTTTTCCGGCTTTCATGTATACGCCATAATTCGAGAGTGAATCAGTGACAGAGGAATATCCGGAAAGATCGTCCGTGTAACACATTCCGAAGTGTCCGCTTGTCCACGTGCTACCAATTCCAGCTCCCGTTGATCGATCAAGCAATCGAACGCCAGAGAATAAGTACGGATTCATTTCAAAAATATATTCTTTCCGAGTAACGCCAAGTCCCCAGTTAGCCGTACTGTCAACTTTTACGCCGCCTGTGGAGATTTTGACAGCTTCATTTCCGTTGACCGTGCATTGTATATAGTCATTTTGTGACTCAAGGTGGATCTGCGTACCATATATGGAACCTTTCTGCAAATTAAAACCGTCTTTGTTCCAGCTTCCGATCTTATTTCCACTGGAATCATACACTTCCGCTTGACCGTTGCCGTTGTTGACTCCGCCAAGTTTTAAGGTTCCGCCTTGTGCGTACGAGAAATTGAGGTACAGTTTTCCATCTTTCAAGAAAACGCCCTGTGCAGCGCCGTTATTGGTGAGTCGGTTAAAAATTTCAAGCTGTGTTAAGGCCTTGTCCAGTGCATCTACCGCGGAGTCATCCGTGTATTTATTCCGCTTCTGCCAATCGGATGCCACGTACGAGCCAGACTCACGAGCCACAACGCAGGTCAGAATGTCGGATGTCGCCGAGCTGAACCAGAGGTCACCTACAGAGTACGGAGGTTTTGGCTGGCTTACGAAAATCTGAGCCTTTCCGTCAATGATGTCGAAAACATCGTTCGGGATGCTCATTTCCTGCCAAATTCCGGCTTGATAGATGTATTCCTTATTGGTCGATGGGTTTTTCCAGAGATCGCCATCGTGAACCATCTTTTCACTTTCAATCACGGTCATGATTGCCGCGCCGGTGCTGTCCGTAACGGTCGCTCCGGTGTGATCCAGCAACGCTTCTGCGGTCGTTCCCGTCCACTGTAAGGCTGGGTCGGTTGTCTGATACCATGTTTCGGCTTTTTTGTCGATCGAATTGGAGATTTTATCTATTTTGTCGTCATACGCGGTGATGAAATCGCCCAGCTCCTTGCTGACTGCTTTTACGGCGGAGTCATCCGTGTATTTGTTCCGCTTCTGCCAATCTCCGGCAACATACGAGCCGGACTCTCTGGCGGTTACGCAGGTCATGATATCGGCACTTGTCGAGTCAAACCAGAGGTCACCTACAGAGTACGGAGGTTTTGGCTGGCTTACGAAAATCTGAGCCTTTCCGTCAATGGCATCGTAGACACCGCTCGGCGGCTCTGCTTTCATCTGTTCCCACGAGCTACCGTTGTAGATATAGGATTTCTGCTCGGTCGTGTTGTACCACAAGTCTCCCTTATGCTGCTTTTTCAGTGCATCCGTCGTCCACGACTTAGACGGGTCTGTGCTCTGTCTCCACGTTTCGGCTTTTCCGTCTATCTGCGTCTGCACATCCTTGAGCGTTTTTGCATAGTCTCCCTTGATCCAGTTGTTAAGAGAGGAATCATCAGTATATTTATTTCTTTTTTTCCAGTCTGCAGCATTAAAATTTCCGCTCTCTCTCGCAGTCGTACAGGTCATAATATCTGCACTGGAAGAATCGAACCATAAGTCACCCACATCATACGGCGTAGTTGGCTGCTTAATGAAAATCTGAGCCTTGCCATCAATCGCGTCAAATACGGCTTGTGGCGGCGTTGATGTCATTTCCTGCCATGCTGAGCCATTATAGATATAAGTTTTCTGGTTCTCTGTGTTGTTCCACAAGTCGCCCTTATGCTGGGCTTTCAGCTTATCCGTTGTCCAATTGGCCGCCGGATCAGTGCTCTGCCGCCACGTTTCCGCCTTACCGTCAATCTGAGTAGACAAGTTGGCAATAGTCTCTTTGTAGTCGCCGGAAAGGAAGTTTTCAAGCGCGGTATCGTCTGTATAAGTATCTTTTTTCGCCCAGTCGGACGCATTATACTTTCCAGATGTGCGCTTAACTACGCAGACAAGGATAGTTGTTCCGGTGAACCATGTATCGCCTACGTCATAAGGGGGAATCGGTTCGCCAACAAAAATCTGCGCCTTGCCGTCGATTTTGTCAAAAACATCGTCTGGAACGCTCATTTCATGCCAGCTTCCGTCCTTATAGATGTATTCGACATTGTTAGTCGTGTTATGCCACAAGTCGCCGTTATGAGCCGCTTTTTCGCGTTCCCATACGGTCAGAATGTTTGCGCCGGTGCTGTCTGTGATATTTGCGCCGGTATGGTCCTGCAATGGTTCAGATGTGCTATTATCTGTCCATTGGAGCGCCGGATCTGTTGCTTGGAACCACGTTTCGGCTTTCTTGTCAATCGAATTAGAGATTTCGACAAGCGTTTCTGCATAATCAGTGTAAATGAAGTTGTTAAGCTCAGAATCATCTGTATACTTAACTGCCTTGATCCAATCAGACGCATCATAGGAGCCGGACTGGCGTGAGCGCTGGCATCTCATAAGATCGGAAGTGTCATTGCCCACCCACAGGTCACCTACATCGTACGGAGGATACGGCGTAGCTGTAAAAACGCGGCGCTTTGAGTCTGCTGTGTCTTTGGCTTCTGCGGCTTTCTGCATAGCAAGCGTGATATCGGTATCCTGTACGAGCTGCCAGCTCCACGCCGATCCGTCTTTCTGGAAGCGGTACGCATAGCCTTTCGACTTCCAATAGAATAAGTCTCCCTCATGAGCCGTCTTCTTCTCCTCGGTATCCCATTCTTTCGCCGGAACGTTGTTGAGCGTAGGCTCGTAATCGTAATAGAACGTTTCGATCTGACCGTCAATCTGCTTTTGCAGGTTGGAAATCATAGGGTTGTATATATTGCTCTTAAAGTCGTTCAGAGAAGATTCCGCTTTTTTTTCGGCAATATCTGCCACCGTTTCGCCCTGAATGGAAAGAGAAACCACGCTAAGCCGGACTTCTCCCGTCTCAGCATCCATGTAGACGGTCTGTTTTCCGTTTCTGTCCTGGATGATAAGGGTTCCGCCAACTCCCCAATCGAAATTGATGCCGATAGTAGTCATGATCTTAGCTATCATGACTCCATCTACAGTAAATCCACCGTTCCAAGTCTTTCCGCCGTCGGTCGATGCTGTGATTGTATCAGCTGTGATTTTGAAAACACTTTTGGATTCCGCAAGTGTAGGCTTATCGTGCAGATAGTAGATGCTGCTGCCGTCCGGCTGCACTTCGCTTGAAATATAGGTTCCGGGCGCGTTGGAAACCTGTTTTTCGAGAGCGTCCATCTGTTTTTCAAATTCTTTTTTAATAACCTGCTGCTGCTTTTTGAGATTCTGGTATACTTTCGAGCCAGATGTCGCCTTTTGCGACTTTACGGTTTCTGGGCTGTCTGTATCGCATGAAATAGACGTACTGCCAAGGTACGTGTAAGTAATATTGCTCAGAACCGAAAAGAAAAGATTTCCTTTCATATCCTGCACGAAACACGGGTCCATAAACTCAGCAAGCGGGTTTGAAATGTGATCTCCGCTGAAAGTGTAAAATTCCAGACCAACAATAACATTTCCGATTAGCTGCAGTGCCTGTGCTTCTTTGCCGGAAATCAATGGATTTTCGATCAAGAAGCAGTAATCTTCCGAACCTACAATATAAGATTGCTTTTCGTCTCCATCGTCATTCTCCGCCTTAACTCCGGTTATCCGAATCATATCTGTCGAAATGCTCGGATTCTTCTGAAATCCAGAAAAATTCTGTGCTTTCGTGTAATCATACGTGCCATCTGACTTTTTAAGGCCGGAAAAATCATAGCTCTTAATAATAACAGCACCGTTGGAATCGCACATGGCATTACCGCCAGCAATCATAGCGATATATCCGAGCATATCCCTGCATGTAACATTTTCAGAAATTGCATCTACCACGAAATCACCATTTGTGAATTTCGCGCTGCCAGCAACAAGATTACACTGAATGCAGACATCCCGATAGATATTGAATACAGTCGCCGGAAACGTCGTATTTGCAACGTAACTATCGGATGTTTTCGCCATGTAATCTGCAGCAACAAGCGTAATTGTGGATCCCGGCGTGGTCGGCTCAACTACAGAAAAGATTCCCTCTTTGATTTTTTCTACGCTTCCATCATCCAGCGTCATTCCCGTAAAAAGCGTGATTTCTGCGCCGTAAAAGTCAATGGCATCAAATCTTCCGTCGTAGTTATCCAAATTAAGCTCTATTGTTCTTGAAAGCGCCACACCGAGGGGGAATGAACTTCCCCCATTAGTGGTGATGCTGTTACCGTCAATTCGAAAATCTTTGGACGGATCCAGAGTCAATTTTGTGCCGTTCCGTAAAACCACGTTCGCGTACGCATAACATGCCGAACCGTTTTCTACTTTTTCCCTAAATTCTGTGCTTACATTTTTCATGATGGGTCAATCCTCGTTACCTGGAAACTAAGACTTGTGCATTTTTCTTCGCCCTCTTTGAGGGAATATATCGCTGTGTCAACGTTTGCAACATAAAATGCATGTGTCTCCCATTTTGCGGTTTTGATATTGAAATAATGGAAATTGAACTGAGACTTGAAAACAGTCTTTAAAAGGATTTCCGTTGCTGCTTCAAGGGTAATATCGGTCCATTTAAGGTTATACGCTTCAATGGTGAATAACCTTGTGTTGACCATTTTGCCGTTCATAAGCCGCCCGGAATCGTCCGAAGATGTTGCTGCAAAAGCAATAGTGTAACCATCTTCGTCAACATCTGGCGGCGTGTAGCCATCAAACTGCAAATGATTTTGTGCCATGTATGCCCTCCTTAAGTCGTAGACAGCTCGAATGGGTTATTTCCACCCTGTATCTGCTGCAGCTTTGCTTCGCTGATTGTTTCCTTGAACAGGACTTTTCTGTCCAACTGTGCAACGAAAGTATAGCTTCCATTGCCTTTTCCAGACTCTTCCCGGACAATCTTACGGATAAGCCCCTCTGGTGCTTCGATATTGTTTCCGCTTTTCTGATCTCCGAGCATTGCCAGAAACTCCTGGTTTGGTGGGATGACCGCACCGGATGCCAGATGTGGGATTCTTCCGATAGTTGGAATATTTACATGCGGAATTCTATTCACGCCGCGGATCAGATTATTGATTGCTCCGATTGCCTGATTAACCATGCTGATGATCCCATTAATCGGAGCACGCACAACATCACCAATTCCGCTCATGATACTCGAAAAGATATTTTTGACGCTCTGCCAAGCATTCCGCCAGTCACCAGTAAACGCGTATTTAATAAAATTCATAATCCCAATAAATACGTTTTTCATAGTTTTGAATATTGACTTAATCAAATCGCAAAGCACCTGCGGAGCAATGCCAGCTACGCCAAAATATTTTACCCAGTCAACAGAGAATAATTTTTTCACAAGTGACATAAATGGGGTTAAAATATAGTCTCCAATCCATTCAATTACAGCGCCGCATGTATCCGCAAATCCCTGTGCTATTTGTCCTGCACCGGAAAAAGCTTTTTTCCAGTCGCCCGTAAACACACCAACAAGGAAATCGATCAAACCGCCGAGCATATCCAGAATTCCGTTCGCCATTTCTACCGCAGCGCCCAATAAATCAATAGCTGCGTCACCTAGCCATTGTACAACAGGAGCCAGTAATGGAATTACATTTTGAAGAATCCAATTAATAAGGGGAACAAGAACGTTATTCCAAATTTGCTGTAGCGCATCAATGATTTTTGCGCACACATCAAGGAATTTATCGACAAAATCTGTAAGAGGTCCATTAATCAAATCTTCGAGCCGCGTTCCCCATTCATCGATGATAGGCACTACATAACTATTGTAAAGATCAAGCAATGTTGCCAAAATAGACGCACAGCCTGATTCGATATCATCAATAAATGGCTTAACGCTCTCATCATAAAATGCAATGATTTTGTCGGATGTATCGTTTAAAAAGTCCTCGATAACCTGCGCGAGTTGCTGAATAGGTGCGATTGTTTCGTTAATCGCTTCAACTAATTTATCTTTGTTATCGATCCATGGCTGCCATGCAAGATACATTTTATCGCGCTCGTATCGTGCAAAAATTTCTACAGCCAAGCCGCCTAAAGATGCAAAAATTCCGATAAGATTTCCTGTCAAATCCTGCGCTGTTTGTGTACCAAACGTTTTTGCAAATACTTCAGCTATCGTTTTTGCTATAATTCCGAATTCATCTGCAATTTCTGCTCCGACATTGAAAACGTCAACCAAAAACTTTTTGATTCTATCTTTATTTCTGCTCAAATAGCTTTCAAAACCGCCCACAAGATTAACAGCCAGTGTAAGGCCTACGCTTGCTATTGATCCGGCTACGACCCCGAGATTATAGATTACAGATTTTGCAAAGCGTTTTGCGGCTCCTACTACTTCCGGGTCCGTGAAGATCTCCGCAAGATTCCTTTTGATGGATGCCAGATCCTTTTTCAGCTCTGCAAGCTGCGGTTTGTAATCTCCAAGGCCATCCCAGAAGCCGGACATAAACAGGTCTTTAATCTTTTTCAGTAAATCAAAAACTTTCTGCAGATTATCCAGAAAAGCGTTAGGGATCTGCTCTTCCGTGAACATCGGCGCACTGCCTGTTCCTCCTCCTCCACCGCCGCCAGCTCCCGGGGATTTGCCGCCACCGCCGCTGCCGGAACCGCTGTCGCTTTTCGAATCCATCTTGTTCAGATCATCGAGAGGGGAAAGGTATTTTTCCGTTGCTTCTGCGGCCGCATCTGCCGCATCTGCCGCGTCGTTGGTTGCGTCCGCTACATCTTCCGCACTCGATGCCGTATCGCTTAGAGATGCCGCATAGTCCTTCTGGACGGCTAATGCTCGGGTGTATGTTTTCTTCCCGGAAAGCATCGAAAAAAACATACTCACGTATGTTGCCGCGGTGCTAAGCATGTCGATAAATTTGGACAGAATAGGTGCAATCGCCGTAAGAATCGGCGCAAATGCTGTCGCAAGACTGTTTTTGAGCCGTTCCAGGCTGCCCCACAACATAGAGATAGCCGAGTTGGTTGAGCCGGATTCCTGCGCCAGGTTGGACATTCCGGCCACAACCGCGCTTCTCAGCTTATTGAAAAGTACGAATAATGAGCGGATGCCTAGACCGTATTTTAACAACATCATAATTCCGTTTTTGGCATTTCCCGCCGCGCTTCCGGTTTCTTTCATTGAATTTGCGGCTTTCTTTCCGCTGTCAGCAACCTTTTCATTGGATTTTGCCAACTTTGACGCGTTGTCTGATGCGTTTTTAGTCGCTGAATTATTCGCCGAGTTTGAATAGCTGTCAATGCTGTCTTTTACGTCATCATAAGAGGTTTTTAACCGGTCATTGATACTGGCCAGCTTTTCTTCTTGCTGAGCCAACTTTTCCATTGCTGCAGCTGCTTCTTTTACTGGCTCGGTTTTGATTACATCAGTACCAAATTTTTCCTTTTCGCGCATTTTCGCTTCTACTGCACTATATTTTTCGTACAGAAGATCGAGATTTTCTAAGGTGCTTTTAATTTCTTCATCATTAATTCCACCAGTATTTGACGCACGCAATTCGTCCCATTTTGCCTTTGCCACATCAATTTCTTGACTTAATGACTCAAGCTCAGATTCAAGTTCTTTGTATTTGTAAGTCGGAGTTTCACCGCCCAACGCAGAAGAAAACGCTTCTCCGTTTTGCTCCAATTCTTGTAATTCTTTGTTTGCATCATCAATTGTTTTTGCGAGCTGGTCAATATCATACTGATAGCTCTTATACTTTTTGCTGTCTTCACTGCCGCCAAGTGCCACAAATTTTTCCTGCGCATAGATGAGTTTGTCCATCTGCGTCTTAGCAGACTCTATCTGCGCCTGGATCTCTTTGTATTCGTCGGTCGGTATCTGCTGTTTTCCGAGTTCAGCAACCTTTTCTTTGAGCTGTTCGACTATTTTTTCTTGTTCTCTGTACTGATCGTTCAGCTTCGAGAACGCATTCGCCTGTTTGTTGAGTGATGCTTTGGCCTTGTCTCCAAGACCATTAATAGACGAGATACACTGCCGCACATTCGCTTCCAGCTCCTTACTGCCAGCTTTTGCGCCGTTGGTGTCAATCTCCGTATCAATAATGATATAACCGTCAGCCTGTCCCGCCATGCGTTTTTCCTTCCTACCGTGTAACTTTTAACGGTTTGTGCCGGTGCTCCGTATGCTCCGGCAGTTATTTTGATATTCCGAAAAGCTCTCTAAGAGCTGCTTTTTCTTCTTCGCTTCTCTGGCCGCTTGCCGATTTGAGATCGATGATAGCCTTGTTATCTCTGTAATATTCCTGTTCCCACTTGTCCAGTTTCTTTCCTTTGGCTTTTTTATCTCGGATACTTACCACGGTCGCAAACGTGCCTTCGCCGATCTCCATGTAGAATGCAAAAAAAGTCCACCAGTGCAGATACTTCTGACCGCGCACATCTTTTCCGGCAACCTTATTGATAGACGGAATAATAATGGTTGCATCCTGTATCCAGTCCATTAATTTTGGCCTTTTTCGCTTTGTGTCCTCTGAAAACCCGCAGTCAATAAATTCACATGCTTTTTCTGATGCTTCTTCCCATTCGGCGGGTGGCATATCGTCAAAATCAATATAGAGGATAGCTAACATGCTTATGACCTGCTCCGCCCTCTTTTCGTCCTCGGTCATATCTGGTTCGAAAATCTCGGGATCGTTCATACATTGCAAAATATCCAATACCACTCGATAATCTGAGCGTATTGGATATTCTTTGCCTGCAACGTTGAGCGATGTCGGAAGGCTCCACGCGTCCATTATTTACGATATTTTGCAACGTACTTATTCATACGTGTTCGAACTTTCTTCGCCCTGTGTTCGGTCTCAGTTTCGATCACGCGGCCGATAGCGTCAACAACTTCTTCGAAAAACAGTTTTCCAGAAGCAAGCGGAGAGAACGGGCCTAAGATGCTGAAAAATGATTCTTTCGAATCCGATCCTATCAGATAGGAAAGCTCATCAGCAACCATGTTTTCAACCTTTTTGATGTCCGCCTGTTCGTTTTCAGGAGCTGAAAAGCTGTTCAGATGCTCTACAACCTCATCATATCGTGAGATAAGATTGGTGTCGGACGGTCGAAAATCAAATTTCCCGTATACATGGCCCTGCTTATTTTTGATATAATAAGTTTTTAAGCCATCATCAATAATGATGTCGTTACTCTGCGGTTTTACCAGTTTATTGCTCATCTAAAAGCTCCTTTCTATTCGTGTGTGATCTTACGCCAGGGATGTGCTTTTATCGGAAACTGGCGCTGCGCCCTCATTAAATTCCGGAGTTCCGGTTTTAAGAGAAGCTGCGCTTACGTAGCCTTTTGTGAATTTTCCATCCTCAGAAACAGCGAACGGGATATTGAGACCTGCAGTATCGCCGCCGTAAGACTGCGGTTTTACGATGACCTCACGCACGTAAGCAAGATGATTTGTTGCCGCTGTGTCCTCCACGATGACCTCTAGCATAAGTGTTTTACAAGCATCGCCTTTTTTACGCTCGAGGGCAATATCTCGCAGCACCGGATACAGCTTGTTATCCGGATCAGCATAGAACGGGTCAGCATCCATAGACGGCTCATATCCGTTGTCTCTCGTTTTGGTCTGTCCGAGAATGTTTTTGGTTGTTTCTGTGTCCGGGTTAAGCTCTACGGCCATATCCTCAATGTCATCACCTACCAGCACCCAGCTTGCGGATGCCACGACTCTCTTGAAAGTCGAATCAAGGTAAGTGGCCATTGCTTCACGCTCAAGTTTAGACATGTTTTTTCCTTTCTACCGCGTAACTTTTCGCGGTCAGCGGCTGCCGAATCGGTGCCGGTATGATTATTTTTTGAATTTTTTCCGATATTTTAAGGACATACTGATAACCCAGTCTTCCACTTTGTTCTCCGCCACCGTATCAAGATAAGATGGCGTAAGACGGGTTATAGATTCAATAACTCTTCCTTCCGTAAGTGTAGGGTAAGAATTCAGATGATGTTCTTCCCCATCCACCTGCACGGGCTGTTTTTCCAGCCACTTTCCGAGAGTGTCCAAAAATTCCTTGATTTCCGTCTTGACTCCAGGCGTTGTAGGTGCGGAACGGTACACCACAAAAAACGGGTAATTGCAGAGCTGATCTACCATCCCGGTGACCGATTTTTTTTCCGATGCGACAACTGCCCCGCTCACCGGATAGAATGCGATTCCGTCATCCTCTTTTAGAAATGAAAACTTAATCTTTTCGGTCGGCTGCAGACCGGGAAAAGTGTTCAGAACAGTTTCAAGTGCTTTTGTTACGATGTCATAACCGTCAACATCGTACGTAACGAGCTTTTTAACCTCCTCCGGCACGTTTCTTCACTCCTTTCACCCATTGCTTGCCGTGTGCCGCCTTTGCCGCGTCAAACCAGTGATCCGTTGCGGACGGATGTGCCGTTTTATCAAATTTCAGCGGTGTGTCTGTAACAACCTTTTTTGCTCCGGGTCTCGCCCACGCTGAGCGTGTTTCCGGATCAACCATAAGCTTTCCTTCGTACAGGAATCGACCATACGGCGGAGCGCCTGCACACACTTTTCCAGTGCCTTGCATGGATGCGCTACGCACTCTGGTGGTGTCTACCATGATTCCGTCTCGAAATGGCATGTACGGAATCATATCGTTCATAACCTGCCCGTCAAGCCAAAACTGAGCTTCCCGGAATTGCTTATCGAATCTCGTAAGGTCTACTTGCACCTTAACGTGTCCGTTCACAACCGAAAAACTTGGGAAATGCTTTGTATTACTCATCATCTTCCCCCTATCTCAAAATGAGGAATAAGCCTGTACGGACCGCCTACATTGCTGATGGAAAACACATTATCGTATTTTTTGTTCATGTAGTCATAGAAGCCGCGGTCTACTCTGCTTGTGTATTCCGCGTCTTTCACCACGCCGTACATCTGCCGTTCAACACTTGTGGAAATCGGCCTTTTCTCGTGATCCTGCACGTATGCTCCGTTATTGTCGATAAGATAAGCCTGTTCTTTCTTGACGCAGTAATCGCCGAGCACGAAAAAATCTTCGTTAGCAAAAGTGATTGTTCCCGGGAGTTCTTCATTCGTCTGAGCTTTCCAGGCTTTCGGTGATAACCACTTCTTTCCCTGCACCATAATTGTGCCGTTATATGGCGTGTACGCCACGTGAAGGCTGGCCGTATCGGCACTGTCAATGCCGGTTCGGACAATATTTGCGACCTTATCCGTGATAAGATCCACATGCTGCAGCACGGTCGGATACCAGAATACATTCCCGGTTTGATCTTCGTACCGATTGAAAAGAGTTATGGTTTCATCATACATGGTTTCACCTACTTCTTATTCTTTACAAGCGCCGTTTCATATTGACCGCTAAAACGTGATTTTCCATTCGAGTACCACGTATAGCCTTTTGGATTCGTAAGAGCATTTTCTACGAGTTTCCAGCCTTTAGGGTGGTATTGAAGCGTTTTACCGTCTTACCGTTTACAGTTTTCATCATTCCACTGTTGCTACCTCTTCCACCCAATATCATAACCTCACGCCTGCATACAGGACCGGAACGCCGTCATCCGTCATAACGCCCTGTAGATTTTCGAGAATAATCTGTGTCACGAGCACGTTTTCTACCTTTTTGTCCATCGCCGCTTGTCCGTAGACGCTGGAATTTGTACCGCTGGTTCCGGTCACGTAGGAGATGCTTTCACTGCCGGAAGAAATCGAAGAAACGGCCTTATTGATGACCGTTCCATCTTCTCTCTTTACGGTTCCTACTGTTTCCATCGCGGCATTTTTTACGGTGTCGATCTGAAAAAGCGCATCCGCCAGTGTACAGACCGCTTTCTTGATCTTTTTCTGTGCCCGTTCGTTTTCCGGCAGCCCGTCGGCAAGCCGGTCGAATGTCAGCATATCGATTCGATCACTTGCCCGCTCGGCGTACCGCGGAAAGTCGGATTCTGGCACGGTATCGCCGAAATATGAAGTTGTGTAAAATTCATAATCTGCATAAGCCATGCCAGATACCTCCTATCGAGTGATGATGCGTGCAATTGGGATTGCTTTGATTGGGAAATACTTCTTGGTAGAAGTACTGTTATTATTTGCAAGTTCCCAGTTATCACCACTCTCTAACTGGGAATTCGTTGGAGAAATGAAACTAGGCGTTTTGAAAGAGATGCCGTATGGGGAAAAAATTTTTCTCTGGCGGGAATACAAAGTATCCTCTCCGCCTTTTTTCTTCGGATCTCTATCCATCTCATACGGAACCTTGGCACCACAGTTTGTGTACTCGATTGCACCATTTCCGAGAACGTACGTTGTGTACGCAGTGCCCGCTGGAAGAAGCACAACATAATCTCCTTCTTTTACGTCGGTTACATCGCTCTGCACAGTGGTTTTCGCCACTTCTCCTTCACCAAATCCGTCTGTTGTAACTTTTAATGCCCCAGGATCTGTTTTTGCGGCCTTGACATATTTTGCGTTCAAAGAAGTAGTCGGCATATTGTCATCAATCAGGACAGTGCGGCCATTCAATGTGGCGAGTGTTAAATCTCTTTCGATTCCTTCGCCGTCATTGTATTTCATGTACGCAATGAGTTTGAGATTTTCAAGATTAGTAGCAATCTTAGAATGCATAATTGCCAGACTGAATTTCCCTTTGTTGTCTCCAAGTGCCTGCTGAATCGCATTGTTTAGCGTGGTTTCCGCAAATCCTGTTTCTGTCGCAGACATAGAAACATCGTATGTGTGGTCATTAACAAACTCTTTGTTTTTCTGGCCAGTCATCGAAAAAATTCCTTTCAGTACGCAGAGTAACGTTTCCTGGTCTACGTCATCCCAGTATTCAGCTACTTCCTGCGCTGCTGGCATAAAGTCTTCTCCAGTGATATCGGAGGAGAAATCTTTTTCTGTCCATCCGTGTGCACGTCCAACTACAATTCTTCCGTGAGTGTAAGTATCTCTGGAATCAGCAGTGATATCCGTATTGCCGTCATAATTATCCGCAGTTCCGCCAATTCTTGCCTTGATCGGAATTGTAATATAGTTTCCGCCTGTCTGATCCGGAAGCATAGTTGCATACTGTGGTTTTTCTACAATAGCGCCGGATTTCAAAAGTTCATTTCTGTTGAGGTTTGGTACAGCATCGACATACGCACCGAATACTTCACCGTTAAAATTTTTGGTATCAAATAATGCCATAAAAAATCCTTTCTACCTATAACTTTCAAAAGGTAATTAGGTTAGCAACGGTATTACAAACATACCATCGGTTTCTCTGTTACATATACTGTTTAATATCAAGACCTGGATTTTCGTTCTTCATTTTCATCAGCTCAGCCATCGTATATTTCTGTCCTTCCTGGTGATGCTCTTTACTTGATGGTTTTGTAAAACGGGCTGCATTCTGCTGTGTCTGTTTCTGCTGCTGATCCACGAAAATTCCTGTCTTCTGTTTTCCGTCCTTGTCGGTAATCATCTCTGAGAAAATGTCCGAAATGGACTTTCCTTTTGCAGAATCAGCGTCCAGAGCTTTCGCAAGCTCCGAGCGGTAGTAATCAGCCGTAATGCTGTTCAAAAACTCGTATTTCTTCGCTCCCTTTTCATCTGTAGCCGTCAAGAAATCATTTACCTGTTTTTCGACCTCTGCCTTTCTGGCATCTGCTGCCCGTCCAGCTTTCTCTTCGTTGAGCTGTGTGGTGAGGGTTGTAACTTTCGTCTGTAATTCTTCGACATTCACGTCTTTAAATCCCTCCAGCTCTTTCTGCACATCGTCCAGCGAGTTCTTGTACTCATCACGCTTTGTAACTACCTTGTCATAATCTGATTTGGTCCGATAGTTTTCTTCCATCTTCTTTTTCAGATCTGCTTTTTTGTCTTCCGGAATCTCGATTTCGAGTTCTGAAAGAATTGCTTCGTAATTCTGCATTTTCTATCCTCCTAAACGTTGTTTTTAACTGCCCGTCGGCAGTAATGGATTTAGGCAGATCAACCTCTGCCGGGGTAATGGGAAAATAGGGTTCGAACCTATCAAGCAGTCCAAAGATCCAGCATCTTATGGCAGAATCAAGGGGGATGATGCCAGTTTTCCATTACTGTTTCCCAATTGTGTAATTCATAAAATAATAAGAAACACGCCGCGTTTTCAGAAAGGCTTGAGGAATGGAAAACGCGGCATATTTCAGACACGTTCCGAGCCTTGTGCAGGCTCTTAACAGGATCCCCTAGAACGTCGAAAGGAGGTGAATTGAACATCAAAATGACTTACAAGCCCATCCCAATTTCTTTTCACGCTCCTATCGTACTACATTCAATGTTTTTCGTTGTACCCATCTTGTCATCACGAATCAGCAAGTTTTCGAATCTGCTGCATGATAGCCTGTCTTTCGTCGCGAAAATCCGCATCAAGAATCATCGCCTGCAGCATATCGAACACCTCAACCATCAGGCGGCCGACGGAATCCATAAGCTTATCTTTGTGCGCCGCGTCTCCGTGTTCCTGGTACGCCATTTTTGCCGCAATGTACTCGTCATACAGCGCGTCAATATTCTTATCGTATTTTCCATTGCTGTACTTCTTAATCAGCGTTTCTGACGCGTCCATCATGGCCGCAGGAATGCTCTCACACTCCATTTTTCGCATATTGCATAACGTGGTCGTGATTTTGAACATTGCGTCAAGGTTATCTGTCGTGAGTTTCTGCATCGCAGATTCTTTTTCTCTTTCCAACTGCTTTTCCAGCACTTCTTTCACGTTTCCCATCATTCAACCTCGATTCCTTTCATGCGTTTTTTGTATTTTTCGTTCAATTCTTTCTGCGACTCAGTGATATGGACCATATCATAGCCGGTCGAGATCAGATCAAGAATAATTTTGTCAACCTCTTTCAGTTCATCGCCCACATCATCTATCAGCGAAGCTACAAGCATGAAATCTTCCACATTTCCTTTTTCAAGTAGCGTTGAGGCATAGCTCTGATATACCGCTTTTGTCTCCTCTTCCCATTCACGATAGGCGGAAAATCCATCCTCTACGGCTTTCTGCTTAGTGCCTTTTCCGACGGAAATGCTTTTTGCGGCATACCATCCGTCCGGAATCATTTTAACCTCGCCAGAAAACGCATCTGGAATAATTTTCCCGTGCCGTTCGATGTAATATCGGCACACCTTACGGCGCTCAAGGCTTTCTGCGATGTGCTGGTACTCATGTATCCGTTTGTAACCTTTCAGCCCGAGAAAATCGAAATAATCTGCCATCTGGCCGTGCATCATGATAGCTGCCACGAAGCGGCTGTTGATTTCCGAAAAAATAGCATCCGCATCTGTTACGTCTGTTTTGCTTCGGAAAGTAATCATGATTTGTCACCCCCTACGCAACTTTTTTGATGATGAGGTTCGCGTCTTTTACCAGGACTTCGGTTGTAGAAATATTTCCGACTGATACAGTAAGGCTTGTTCCTGCCGGTACAGGGATCAGCGTGTCCGCGCTCACATTCTGATAAGTGTTCGCCGTAACTACGGTATAGTCCATCTCTGTTCCTCCAACCGCTTCTCCGTTCAGTTTCAGCGTAAGCACGGTCGCGCCTGCTGCCGCCGCTGTTACGTTGCCGTTGAATTGTAATTCCACTGCGATAGGAAGGTTCGTGCGGTTCGTTATTGTGAAAATTCCGCTTCCCTCGATGTGGTTCAGCCATCCGCTGGAGCATCCACAACGACGGGATTTTACGCGGGTATTTGTGAATACAATATTCTGTCCTGCTGCTACTGTCTGTTCTGCTTTGGCAATTACATTTAACATAATTTCTCTCCTTTTCTTAACAAAACAGGGGTAAGCTCCACGCCTACCCCTGCAATTTTGCACAACTACTATTTCGTAGATTTGGAATCTTCCAACATGCTGATTATTTTATTTTGGTTTTCGATGATCCGGTCAAGGTACTTTCTGTCCTGTTCCTGCAGATGTTTTGCAATATCCGCATTGCTTGCCTGTGACAGGTCGCTCTGATAATTCATCGCCTGCAGGAATACACCGAACAGGTTCAGAAGATCGAGTGCGGACAGCTCGCTTGTGTTCATCACAGAACGTTACCGCCATTTCCGCAGCATCCGCCGTATCCTGTCATGTTATACGCAAAATACGGGGAGCATGTAAGATAAGCCGGTGTAGGTGTTGGGCGTATCGCATCAATGATTGTACGGGTCTGAGAAACCTGCGAGATCTGATTGTACGCGTTCTGCAGATCGCGGTCACGGTCTGCCAGCTTATCTCTGAGTGTCTGGATGGTGTTTTCCTGCATCATCTGTCTGGTTGCGTTTCCGTCTGCCAGAATGCTCTCCTTGATGTCACAGCAACACTGTGCCATCTGCGCCTGCATATTCTGTGCCATGAGTGCCGCATCATACCGGCTCTGCAGGATTTCTTTCTGCGTTTCACAGCAACAATTCTGCTGTGCCGCCTGTACCTGCTGTAAGCCGAGCTGATTGGTGTAACGATTTTCCAATACGTCCCTCTGTGTCTGGCAAGCAGTGTTGGAAACGTTCTGATTGGTGTTGAAAATATCGCGTTTCACAAATTCATCCGAAATGAAATTGTCCTGCACACCAGTTTCAACGCCGCCGCGGTTCCATCCGCCCATCATCGGGAACAGAAACGCCAGTAAAATAATCCAGATCCACCAGCAGCCACCGCCCCAGTCATCGTCATTGTTTCTCGTTACGGCTGCTACATCAGCCGCGCTAAGTCCCATTGTTCCATCTGTCATGGTTCTTTCTCCTTATTCTTCTATTTATTAAGGCTGTGCACCGCCCTAATATCTTATTTCAACAGCCCGGAGAACTGCCCCGGGTCCATCCCGTTCTGTCTGCACATTTCCTCGAATACCTGCTTCGGGTTCTTTCCCTTGCACATATCCATAGCTTTTTTAACATTCGGGTTTGTCTGCGCCATCTGTTCTACTGCGGCCTGCGGGTTGCCCGCCTGTTTGAGCTTATTGACCATCTGCATAGCCTGCATCATCGCGCCCATCGGGTTGTTACCGCCGCCCATATTGCCTATCATGCTCATTAATGGATTCATACGGGTTCCTCCTTATTCTCCGGCTTTTCGCCTAACCGCGTCAGCAGAGCGTCAAATTCCTGCCGCGTAACGTATTCTTGTCTTTCTTCTTTCGGCTGGCTCTGTGCCGGGTTTAGGGCTTCTGGCGAGATCTCGGCGAACTGAAACACCTTGAAATTCGCGCTTCCCATGCCGTCCACAGACTTAACGTAGAACACAGGGCTGTTGTTATCCATCATCCAGGCAGTGTGTCCAGGCTGGACAATCTGATTTCTTGCGCCCTCGATGCCTGCAACCTGTATCCAATTTACGTTGCTGGTCGGCGCTTGCTGCTGTTGCTGACTTTGTGGTGCATACATGCTCATCTGCTGGTTTCTCGCCTGTTCCAACTGATTAATTCTCTGTTGAAGCATTGCCTGTTCGTTCGCAAATGCCTGCGGGTCAATATACGGATACATATTCATCCCTCCGTTCTCTTTCTACTCATATTTTAGGCGCAAAAAAAGGACTCTGACAGTTCGTCAAAGTCCCATGAAATGCTCAAAAAAGTATCAATCAGCATACTTTAATGATTTTTGTGTTTACGTTTCTGCTGATCCGTTTTGCAGTAGAAACAGAAATGTTCATTAGTTCCGCACACTTTTCGAGCGGAATATTCCTACTCCGATAATCAAAAAGTGTACGTTCGTCACGCGTAAAATTACAATACGTGCGAAAATATTCCAGCTCCGGTACTGTGAATTCATACACTTTCAAGATAAGCCCTCTTAATTTTTCTTGTTGGTCATCGCATTTACAAGTTCTTCCCTCGTTTTTTTTAAGCCCTCTATGTTGTTCCCTGTAATCTTATTTTCGATCAGATTGAACATGCTCCTCATTATCAGATTCATATCATCTCGTTGGGTGCGGATAGAGGTATAATCTTTCTCAAGTTTTGACTTGATATCCTTGATATCATCCTCTATTGTCTGCATCCTCTTTTCCAGATCCCTCTCGGGCTTTTTGAATTTCTTCCATGCTCCAGTCAGAACCACAATCGCGCCACCTACTGTAGTTATCCAGCCGCAGAGAATCATGATTTGATTAATCGTCTCAATCATCTGCTTTTTCCTTTTTGCGTTTTTGATATCGCCGTGCATCCGCTGCGGCTCTTGCTGCCTGTTTTCGGTCCCAATGGGCTATTTTCAATCGCTCATCATAAGGGCGCAGGTTGTTATCTTCGCAAAACTTGCGATATACTTTATTTTGCTTACTAAGCAAATTAGCTTTTTGCTCTGTTCTACTTTGCAATTTACTTTTCGTCTCATCGTCGCTTGCGTTGTCTATAGCAAATTGCAATGTTTGAATTTGCCTTTTGCTGTTTCGTATTCTGCGCTCCAACAATCGTTGCCGCTTCTGTGCTTCTTCAACCTTACGATTATCTGCGTATGAGATGTTCTTAGCGTCAAATGGGTTGTTCTTTCCGTCTCCCGATCCGAAGCTATGACGGCAATTCCAGCCACCCAGCCCCTCGCCGGTGCCGTATCCGGTCACCTCGTAGAAATTCGGGTATTTCTTGTTTTTTCCGGTTCGGGAATAGAATCGTCCTTGCCACCAAAGATGATTTCCCGGGTTCTGCCCGCCGTCTCCCGTTCGTGCGCCTACATGAGCAGAAACAAGAATAATATCCCAGTCCATCTCCTCCATCCGCGCTTCTGATACATCGCACGCCGCCTGCGCTATACCGGTGCGTACGATGGTCATGGTCGCAGATTCAAGGCTCTGCCGGTATCCTGTCGGGTACTTGACTGTCAGCCCCTCCTCGGACACTTTCTCGATCAGATCAGCCACCACAGCGCCGTAAGACTCTCCGCCGCTCAGAACCCTGTGATAGGCGCTGTCAAGCTCGTTGATAAAGAGTCTCTGCGCTTCTTCCGCGGTCGTCCGGGTGAAGTTCCGCCATGTGCCCGCGGTCGCCTTATAGTCTCTTTCCAGTACGCGCATCAGTGTGGGGGAAAGAAGAAGCGGCGTAGGTACCAGCCCAGCCGCCTTATATACCGCGTCGTCCCACTTGAGCGTCTGTATTCCCGCGTCAACGCAGGCTGATTTGATCTCTGATAGCTGCTGATTGGTCGCCTTTGCTATCTCTTTCTGGATATCTTCCAGCAGATAGCCAGCTTCCTGCAGTGCTTCGATTCTCCACTTGTCCGCCGCCGTCAGCATGTAGTTTTCGCCGCGTTCCATGCGTGTTAAAATAGCCTTGACGATCCTACGCATGATCCGGTTGTGTAAATCCTCTGTGATGGCTTCTGCGCCCTCTGCCGCGTGCTGCAGATACTCCGGGGTAAGCATGTCTTATTCCTCTTTCTGTGCCTGTTTGATAATCTGGTTCGCGCCTGTGCTCGCAAGTCCGCTGACGATGCCGACAGCTACCGCATTAAGCACGTCATGCGCCGGAAAGTCCGGGATTGTGTACATACCAACAACGCCAAGCACCGCTCCCGCCAATCCTACTGCGCACGGAATCCACTTGTTGCTAATATCCGTTGCTTTCATCACCATGCCTACCAGATAGCAGACTACTGTGATGCAGACTACTGTTGCTACTCCACTCATATCCATGTTATCATTCCTCCTTATATTTGCTGTCAAAAAGCTCTTCCTCTTTCGGAGTGGCTTCTTCGACCATTGCCTTTGCGTCTTCTTCCGAGAATCCCTCGAACTTGACGAAATACATCCACGCCGGTACCTTACCGGCAGTCACATAACCCCACCAGCGTGCACGGTCCTCTTCGCGGTTGTACGTAATATCTCCGAAATCATAGGTTACTTCGTATTCTCCCGCCGGACTCTCGCCGTACAGATCCGCATAGACGCTCAGCGCGTAATAGACGGCATCCATGCACTTCTCGAGCTGATCCCGAACATCTTTGATATACTGGATCGTCCGCCGGTCATCTGACTCAACTTGTGTTGCCGTTACCATGCCGGTTTTCTGGTCGAATACAAAATAGCCGTTTGAGAAGCCCGCCTTATAGCCGATCTGAGATAATAGCGCATTGATACCATTAACTCTTACCTCGGTGTTGAGTGTCGGGTTAATCTCTTGATAGAATGTATCCGCTCCTTCTCCGTACACGTTGCGAACATACTTTGGCAGGTGCGTTGTTGCGGCTGCTCCCGGGGTCATCTTATTGACCGGAGTGCCAGCCGGAGACAATAACCGATCATCTGCCAGAACGATTCGTTCACTGTCGTGGATTTCTCCGGTCATGCGGGAATACGCAATATCAAGATCTTTCAGTTCTTCCAGAGCTTCGGCATATACCGGCAGGCCGAGTGGCGTAGACTTATCTACGTTATTCGCTTGCGGTGTCACGAATACGCCAAACATCGGGCCATCCAGGCTTTCTCCGTTCGCTTTCAGAATCGGCGGGGAGTCTGCCATAAGCTCAGACCATTTCGTATCTTTCAGAGCCACCGGATCGCCGATTGAATCCGGTGTTTTCGACCGATAGGCCCGATTGGAAATATAATAAGGACGTACTGTTTCCTCGCCCTGCTTCTCTTCTGCAAATCGGTGATATTCCAGCCGCGTGTAGTACCATTTTCCTTGCGTGTACGTATCTTTGAATATCATTCCGGTGATATTCTGGTTATCATAATCGGTTATAAGCACTTCATCCGGCGTGAATACATCCAGTGTCTTCCCGTTCGGCTTGATGACTACCGTTCCATACGCACAGCCATATTCCACCCATTTTCGGATACTGAAAAACACTGCATCCGTCTGTTGCTGCAGCCACTCCGCCCTTGCTGATCCCTCGATTGTGATTTTAATTGCTAGTGTCGCAAGCCGCGCTGTTTCGGAGCTTAGCGATTTCGCAAAATTGATTGTTCGGATGCCGTTCTTAACATCTTTCCACAGCGGTTCGCCGGCATAAACCGCAGCGCACTTTTTTATGACCGTATCCATTACCGGCGATTCGATCACATCAACATCAAACGCCTGCTCCGCTTCGCTTCGAAAAAACATGCTTAGCCACCTCTTAATAGTTGTTATCAGTCCCATTCCTAGTCCTCTGTCACTTTTCTGCCGCACATCGGGCAGTAATTGACGTTATGCGGCGTTCCCTCGATGCTCCCCGCCGCTCTTGTCTCGACCATCGTCTTGCGTATCAGCTTACATTTATAGACGTACCGTGCACGCTGATCGAATCTTTCTAAGGTTTTCCAGTTCTTCAATTCGTCGCAAAACTCGCACATTATGCACTATACCCCCTGCGCATTGATATTGGAGACGTAGCATACCTGAGAGAATCTATCCAGTGATCGTCACCGTCTGGATAATCTGCTATCACTTCTCCGTTTGCATCAATTTCATGTTCGTAATTGATGATTTCTTTGTATGCTCGTGGTGTCCGTGCCGGATCAATAACAAGCGTTCTGCACTGGAGCCATTCGAAAGTATATTTTCGGCTGCCCGGAGTAACAAGCGCTCTTCTGGCCGGAAGTCCTGCATCTCGGAAGTCTACTATGCTTTCCTCTTCGTCTACACCACAGTATATAGAATAATCATCATAGCTCTTATCTTTGATCTGCTTCGCCATGGCGGCATTTCTGATCTTACATCCGCCCAGTTCGTCAAGCAGATACACTTTTTCTTGATTAGGCACATAAGCCGCCCGAATAAAAGCTTTCGGATCCGGATACCAACCCCAGTCTTGACCCTGGTAGATAGACTGGAATTTCTGTATTTCCTCGTCCGTAATGGTTCGGATCTCAAGAAGCTCAAATATATTCGTTCCAAGTCCAACCGGAATACCGAGATACTCATGCTTATACGCGCGCTCATTGGTCTTTTTAAGGTGTTCTGCATCGTCGATAAACTGCTGTCCAAGCCAGTCCACAGGAACGCTTGTATAGTCGCTCTTGTGCCTGTAACTGTCCTCTCTCGGCTCTTCAACGTATACGTTCGCCCAGTTGCTCCGGCTGATCGGCGGGTTGAAAGTTTTGAACACAACGAATTTATCTCCACCACGCAGCACGGACTGTTGTACGGTTCGGATTTCTTCGATTCCGGCGAATTCGTCAAGTTCCTCAAACCACAGATATTTAAACCATCCGCGGCTTGCCTTGATTGATTTCGTTTTCTTTGCCTTATCCAGCCCGCGAAAGATGATCTTCTGTCCGGTCGGCTTATAAGTGTACTGCATCGGGCTTACACTCGCCGACCAAAGATCATTCGCACCAAGTGCATCAATTCCCCATGCGATCTGCTCAAACACCGATTCTCGCAGGGTATTTCCAACTTTTCGGAATATCACAGCATTTGTATGCTCTCCTTTTTCCGCGTCCATCATCATCCCGAGCGGAATTTCAGCACCTACAAATGATGACTTTGCGGATCCGCGTCCTCCGTACAGGTCATAATAAGTGTGGTTGCCGTCAAGAATATCCCAATGGACAGCATAGAAAGCAGGTGCGATGATGTCAGTTAGATTTACTGCGTTTACGCTGCTTTCCATTCTTTCCCTCCGGGCGTGGAATATTATTGATTATCGTAATGCCATCGCCGTTTGCTTTCGTTTTCTCCGTCAGCTCAATTCGTTTCATAAGCTCCCGGCCTGCCGCCATTCTGGTATCAATAGACACTTCAAGCCCAAACTGATCCTTTATTTCACCTCGCATAACCGAAGTATAAAATTCCTGTATTTCCTTGATAGTTGCGACCTTTTCGCTCTCTACTTGCTCTTCCAGATGGCGTAAATACTCTCTAACATTCGGCTTTTTTAAGTTCTCGCTTGCCATTTGCGGTGCTGTCTTCTCCGAATACCCCGCTTTTCTTGCCGCTTCCGCCTTATTCCCGCATTCCATCAGCTCATGGCAGAAATCTTTTTGTTTTTTTGTTACGCTCATCTAATCACCTCTGTCTATTGCCATTCTTGCAGTGCCCTCCACATATCTACCAGACAGTTCAGCAAATCGAGCTGTGATGCTGTTCTGATGATCTGATAGTCCATTTGTTTCCATACACCAGCTTTTCCGAGAAAATCAACAGGGGTTGACAGTATATACATGGTTATCATCCTCTCTTGCTCCTTTGAATAGAACTGTGTTGTCCCTATCTTCACGATTTGCCCATTCTTCACCAGCGCGCGTTGCAATTTTTTAATGATCGCGTTTAGGTTTGCCATAATATCCTCCCCGTCCTATCGATCAGTCTTTCTTTACCCAGCTCTTCGTCTTTCCGTCCCACCGAAAGCCTTTTTCTTTTAACATGCTTCGTATGTTGTAAGTTTGCCCCGAAACGCTGGTTACCTTGCCCCCCGTCCGCCCATATCTTCTACCTCTTCAATTTCTTTCCTGTTTTCCAATCGATGCCACGTTTTGCAAGCGTTCTTCTGGCCGCCTGCACGGATTCGTTATCCGAATGACCTTTCACAATCCTCATAAGTCTTTCCACCGTGCTCGGCTTCACGATTTTTCCCGAATCAACTTTTTCGTTATACTCTTTAATGGCTGCTTCTCTTTTTGCATGGTATTCATCGTTCGCTTTTGCAGCATCTTTCTGGAATTGTTTCATTTGCCTTTGCGTCAACCCATGGGGAATACGCATTTTATCGAACATGTAACTGCTCATCGGTGCGGAAAGTCCGCGTTCTCCCAAATATTCATCTAACGTCTGCTTTTTGGGCTTGCTTGTCAATCCGCTGCTACTTCCACGCCCCCCCCCATCTACATTCCCTCCTTCTTGTATCTCTCCTGGAACGCTGCGACCTTTTCCACGTCTCCTTCCAGCTCTTCCGGAACATTTCCGAAGAAGATCACGCGCTCCGGTGATAATCGTTTCATCATTTCTTCATATCCCCGCAGGAATGCCGCCTTTTTCGCCTTGCTGTTCTGCGTTCCCACACTGGATACTGCCACCACGCTTCCCACCGGCTCGCCATCAAAGCACCAACTAAATGAGTTTTCGTCGCTCCATGCGATCGTAGGTATTACCCGAAGTCCATTCATCTGCATATATGCCGCGCACCAGTGTTTTCTGTAATGGTTGTAAATCTGCATGGCTTTCGGAAAGTCCGTATACATGCTGAAATCCGGTGAAAGCACGTAGTCATAGTCTCTCAGTACCTCAATATACCTGTCCGGGTTATTCCACACCCGCTCGAACTGGTAGTCATCCAAGAAGAAATGAACTCCTTTCCCGGCTCTTTTCGCTGTGCTGACCGCGTAGTTAAATCCGATCCACTCACACGGTTCGTACTGCTCCGGCATAATCTCTGGAATCCCGTATTCTCCCACGCCGGAGAAGATCATTTTCTCGAGATTGTCGTAAGTCTTGTTTGTAGGCATAAAAATCACCCCCATACTAATACACTTCTATTCTTAGTGTACTGGTATGGGGGCTTTTCGTTGTACCCTTTTTGTTACTCTTCTGGATATATTTCTGTTTTCTCTTCTCCTTCCAGTCTTAAAACCACCTTATAATCTTTCTCAATAATTACGTTTTCATCAACCATGCTTACGATCAGATCATTGTCTCTGTCCAGTATCTGGATTTCTGCAATATTTTTGGTTCCAATTTTCATTATAACTCCTTCCCGTGCAGAAGAAGCAATCTATACAGTTCCTCGATTGTCTTCCTCCTGTATCCCTGGAAATCTTTCCGCTGCATTGGGATGTACTGCACCTGGCTGATTCGGTCATACCCAATTCCAAGCGTCAGATTCGCGAACAGGGCACTCGATATCTCCGGGCAAGTCTTCTGTGCGGCCTGCAAGATAAGATTCTGGTCGTAGTCGTGCGCGTTTTTGCAATATGATACGATCTTATCCCCAAGTTCTTTCGAAATCCCGTAATCTTTCAAAAATGTGTTCCGAATGCTCATGGTGCAGCTCCTTTCTGCGTTACGCTTCTTTTACTTCATCTCTTAACTGGCAGAATTTGTAAGTAACGCAATACTCTCCCACACTGAATACCGCAATATGTGTAGAGATATCAACCAAAGTTGCATCGCTCCACTGATACGAATTTACGTTGCCATCCGCGATTGACGGGCGGCGGATCTTATACCTGTTCCCTATCACAAGTTCTTCTTTAGTCATTTTGATTTTTTCTCTCCTTCTTCATCCAGGTTCATGCTGTCCAAAATTTCTTTCATGCATTTCTGGCATAAGTCAAAAAAATTTGTGTCATAATAATTTCTATCTTTTGTAGTACAACGAAACATTACTTTAGTTGGCTTTAATACATCATATCTATTCTCTCCCTCATACGACTCATACAGTGCGCCACATCTGTCACATTTGTATGCTCTACTCATTCTTCCTTACCTCCTCCAAACCCTTCAAAGACCGTTTTAACTACTCCTCTTGTCACTTCTGGCATTACAGCATAAGGCATAGCAATTCCTTTTTGTATATATTGTTCTGCCGACTCCGCGATCTGTTCTTCCAGTCTCTCATACCGCGCCAACTTTTCGGCTACCTCGTTTAGTACTCGGCATTCATCTGATGCACAGTATTCCTTGTCGTACGGGCAACTGGTACCGCACAGCTTAATATGTGCGGTACCGTCAAAAGAATCTTCTGTAAGTCTTTTCACTCTTCCCATCTTCACTCCTCCGGCATATCCATATACCAAGCTTTTTCGATTTCATCCACTAAATACACAGCAACTCCTGCGTTGCATAACGCACTCTGCGTTGCGATCATGTCCAAAACTTCCATTGCTCTTTCTTCTGTTTTGTAAGTTCCAAGCTGTTCAAATTGGTCTGCGCAGATTTTAAAACAACCTCCAACCGTCTCAGCCACATAAAGCACTCTGCAAGTATCAATATTGAAGATTGCTTTCTTGTCCTGTCTTCTAATCAGCATCATCTTCCTCCTCTTCTTCTGGCATTTGATATACGTTTCCTCACGCAAATCTCAACTGTTCCTGGCTGTCATCGATATTCAGATTCGGCACCCGCTCCCCTACTTTTAGGTATGGGCAGTTGTCTTCTTTGTACTGCTCCATCGGTTTCACCTTCTTTCTTTTTCAAAACTGCTTTTCAGCATCCCCGCTTTGATCAGCTCGTAAATAATATCAAGGCTTGTTTTTCTGTTTCTGTACCTGCAATTAGGATTCGCGTGAATTCTCGGGTCATCATCTCTCCAATCATTTACCTCAAAGTATACATTACTCACAAAAAGCATCTTTTTTCCTCTTGCTACGCACAGATAATAGCATTCGAGGTCACTCGATATTCCTTTGCATTTTTTAAAACCAAATTTTTCAAATTCTTTCGCTTTTACCGTTGGAATCAGCATATTTTTTCACCTCCTACGCAAACGATTTTTGACGTATTTACGCAGATTGACTTTAAAAATATCCTCTGTCAGATGCAGCGTGGTCGGGTGGTTGGTTTTATACATCAATATGGCATCCGGATCGTGATTGATCGCAATATCTACCGGCCGCCCCAGTGCAATCTCGATGCCCACGGAGGCACCGCCTCCGCCAGCAAAGCAATCTATAATCAACTCTTTCATTTCAGAAAATCCTCCAAGCTCATCTGCACCGTCGGAATGTCCTCCCACTCCACGCCGATATAGTCCAGCACCCTTCCCCAGCCATATTTTTCGCCAGTGTTTGGATCTGTGCAGCAGCGATACATCCAGGATTCCCATTCTTTCGGGTTGCGCTCCCGGAGCTTGTCAAACCGGTGCGGCCGCTGCTCCAGATGAATTCCAAAACCGCACATGCTACAGCCGGTTCTCTGTGCTCCTGTTGTGTATAATTCTCCATTCTGCCGCTTCGCTATCGTTCCATAGATTTCCGGCACGATGGATTCCAGCGGAACATATTCTTTCGGACTTCCGTCCTTATTCCGGCCGTATGGCTGCGCATGATACAGCTTCTCGAACAGCGCCAGATGCTCATGGTACCAGCGGTCCATATCCAGCGCCAACTGCAGAATATCCTGCCGCATGAAGATCGCAAAGGGAGCAGACCGGGTCACGGTCTTTCCGTAGTAGTTACAGCCATGATCGATCAACGCCTCTTCACGCTGTCCCCCTTCGCTTGCCATGATTCCAAGGTAAGGACTGCTGTTATGGTTCTTCGCCCAGTCGTCGCAAGGTTTCTCTTTTAGCCAGTAACAACACTCATTCGAAATTTTAATGTCCGGCTCAGGCTTGCCATAGTTGACACCCTCGTTCTCGTTTTCATAACCACCAAACAATCTCAGCCATTTCTGCGGCAACTGCATGCGGCTGTTCTTAGCATAATGTCCCTGCGCGCCGCATTCACCGGTAATGATCGCATGCCGCACCGTCTTATTGTTCTCTGTCGGGTTTTGTAGCGTATTGATCCGCCCGGCGATCTTCTTGCTAATAACCGGAAATCCAATCTCATTCAAGATCGTGACCTTGCTCTTATACGATTTTACAATCTCAAGTCCCAGCGCTCTATGTACCTTTTGGATACTCTGATCCTCAATACCTGACACCGTAATGCCTGTAACATGGATGCCGATGCTATGCAGCCAGATATACAGCGTAATGCTGTCCAATCCGCCGACGCTCACATGGCAGCTCTTATCCTGGCTTTCCATCTCCGTCCAGAACTCCCATGCTCTTCTGGCCTGGCGACGAAGTTTCACTTCATACGGCAGATTCTGCTTCGCCGTAAAAATTGCTCTCTGTATCTTCTTCTGTTTTTTCCATTCTTCTGTGCTTAATTCTCCCATTTCATTCAGAAGCCCGGTATACCCTTGCCCCGGCCGGAGGCTGGCTCCTTTCTTTGTGTTTTTTATTTTTTATGTTTCTTGTTCCACTCGTTCAGAAATTCAATTTGCTCCTCATCCTCTTTCGGATCTTTTTTCCGATCCGGCGGGTCAAGCATTAGTTTTGCTGACGCGAGAATCACCGCGCAGAACAGAACAATTCCGATGATCTCCATTCTCTTTTCCTGCCTTTCCGAGAATCTGTTTTCTCGTTTTATCCCATTCTTTCAGAAGAGCATCCAGGAAATTGTTTTTATCGTATTTCTTTTCTTTCATTCTTCCGCCCCTCCAAAGCCAAACTCTTTTGCGAGATCCATATCCTCAAATTCCAGCGTCGCGCCGGTCTTTTCGTGCAGCTCCTCGTACATCTTAGCCAGACCTACACTGTTCATCTTCCGTACTGCCGCAGTGTAGTTGTCCATGTACCGGTCAAGCGCCTTTTTGTACCCCCATGTCTCATAGATCGCCAGTGCCGAGCACACGACGTTCGCCGCGCTGATGCAGTCCTCTGCTTTCAGCAGCTTTTCCTGTGCTTCTTTCTGGTAGGCTTCGGACAGGTTTCTCTGCATCCTGTCCACCCATTTCCGCAGGATTTCGAGCTTGACACCTGTGATCCCGCTTACCTCTGCGGCTGTCATCGTCTCAGGGCTTAACCGCGTTGACGGCTTTTTCTTCAATTTATTGCTCATAGGTCCCTCCCCTGTCCTTTTCTTAGCGTTTCATCATCTGGAAGAAGCAAAACGCTACTGTTGCGCAGATAATTGCTGTTTTGATTACTGATACCATGCTTAACCTCCTGTCAATGCCTGCTCAAGCGCCGTGAAATCATAGTCACGCTGGTTAAAATTATTGAATTTGTTTTCTTTCTGCTGCTTCGTCGGCTCTCTTTTTCCCGGCTCATAATTCGCGTCGAGATAATCCAAGTAACCAGAATTGAAAAAGGTACTGCCGTACTGCGGCTTTCTCCAGTCCTCCTTTTCCAGTTCCGTCTTATACCTCTGAATTGCTCTCTCAAGCTCTTCATGCCCGATTTTAAGCAGTTTTTTCTTTGCTGTATCACTTACCTGCCCCTTGCCTTTTTTGTTCGGATACAGGCTCCACAACCGCTCGAAAAGAATCTTTGCTTCTTTGGTTTCCTCCGCCTTTTTCGCCGACTTCGGCTCTTCTGGTTCTTCGTGTTCCTCTTGCTTCTCCTCTACCGGCGGTGGTGTTTCCTGCTCCACAGCTTCTATTTTCGCCTGTTCCCTGTACCGCGCCTGCCGCTTCCGGTTGCTCGCCCGGATCTGTTCCAACGCGGCTACGTTCTGATGTTCTTCCCATCCAGGGATCAGAAGCGTGTTTTCCTCGTTTCGGCTTATCATTCCCATACTTTCCAGCGCTTTCATGGCTACCAGAATAGTACTTTCTGGGAATCCAAGCTCATTTGCGAGCATCGCCGGAGTATACGGGATGTTTTCGGTAAGGAAAATATATCCATTGGAATTGCACCGCCCTGCAAGAGTCAGCAGCATGACCCAGATAAGAACGATGTTGTTTCCCTCCGGCAGGCCGCGCAGATACTTGATCTTTCGATTATCGAACATGTCTATCGACATCTTAACCCACTTAACCTCGCCCATCGTCCGCACCTTCTTTCAGACTCATTCCCGCTTCGTATTCGCGGAATATTGTCATCCAGTCGTCGAGTTCCATCGTGACCAGGATCTTATGATTGTTTCTTTTGTGGAATACTGCGGGCAAAACGTCTTTTCCACTTTCTTTCGCGTCGTGTTTCGCCTGATCCATCCAATCATAGAGCTGCATTCGCTCTTGATGTTTCGCTTCCACGTGGATTCCCGGCAGGCCTACAACATCGGATGCGTCACCGGTATTTCCGCAGTATTGCGCGGTCCGGCGGGACTCCGTGTAGCCATACTCCCGGAACTTTCTGGAAAGCTCCAGCTCGAAGCGTTTCCCTTTCTGTTTGCTGTTAATCGGCATCTCTGCCCCTTTCCGGCGGCTCCAGCCAGCCGCCTTTTTTGTCGTGACGTATAAAACATGAACCGTTTTGAGATACTCTGTTGACAGTTCCATGCTGGACTCTATGACTTCCCATCCGGGTTATCATCTACAACAATTCCGTATACGTGATACATTTTTTCGAAGCTCGGCATTCCGCGTTGATGCGCGATCGTGTGGTGCGTCCTGCACAGGCAGATTTTCCGGTATCCAGAATCATCCACCCGCCGCCGGTCATTTCCCATGCCGATTGTATCAACATGGTGGATTTCGCCATCTTTCCCGCACACCGCGCATTTTCTGTGCTTGATGCACGCGTACAGGTACTTCCCGACATCATCCGCGCGCTCTATTCCGCTGTCTGAGAGCGGTATTCCCTCTCTAAGCACGAAATCCATCAGAAACGTGATGAAATCCCGCGCCGTCCCCATCGAACAGTCTGAAAGGGAGAAATACGGCTCTCCGGTCTCGATCATGTAATTGCATTTCATAATCTCTTTCATCTCCTCCGGGAGATAGCCCAACTCAATAGCTATATCCCGGATGGTCGCGTATGCTTTCTTCCGCTGCAGATTGGAGATGTGCCGCCCATCGTCGAAACGCATTTCTGTGTTCGTGATGGTTTTATTTTCAATTTCTTCTTTCAGCCTGCTTTTCGGCAGCCGCACTACAAGCCACGTATCACCGTCTTTTTCCACGGATTTTACGATTTCAGCCAGAGCGTGCATTATGCATCACCCGTTGGCATCTCTACTACATTCGGTGTCTTTTGTAATTTTTTCATTGCTTTGTTGTACTGCAGAATATTCAATTTTTCTAATGCATCGACTCCAAATAATGCAAAAATCTGTTCTTTTCTCACACCGGTACGGCTTAATTCAGCGTTGATTCTGCGTACCATTTCCTCGTTAATTAATGATTTCCCTGCATCCGCAGTTGATTGTTCATTTGTTTTTCGTGCTTCTGGAGATTCTGCATCTGGATCGTCTACCATATCCGCCGTTGGAATGCAGAACACCTGGAAACAAGCGTATTTGTAAGCAATTGCCATTGCCTTATTGGTTGCCTTATCTCCTGTGTCCATCGCTTCTCCTACAATGGTCGATTCGACAGAGGAACCATCCTCCGCATAAAATGTGAATTTGATTTTGCAGGTCACATAATGCATCATTGAACCGTTTTTTGTTTGCATTTCTTTCACATCTCGTTCCAGAATATTCGGGACAATTACCACCTTGTTTTTTGCCAAAGCAGGATGCAAAGCGTTGTAAACGTCGTCAACGCTCCGGAATTTAAAGCCCTGTTGCTTATTAACCTTGTCTTTCCCGACCGCTCCGACATCCGCGATCACGCCAGCAATCGAGCGGTAAATCATCGGGTAGTCTCTGCTTCTGTCAACCTCCACAGCTCCCATTATGCCTGTCTCCTCTCAAAATAGATTCCGATGCTGTTAAAAGCAATTTCCACCTGTTCCAGCTCCTCCGGTGTAACAACAACCTTGTACCACATGGTAACCGTCTGCGGCTGCGGAAACGGCAGATCGTCGCCGTCCTCAGAATCATCGAGTGTAAAAGGTACTTCCGGTTCTTGCGCCGCCACTGTAGCAGCTTTCAGCGCTTCTTCCGCCTTTTTCCGTTCCTCTTCTCTTACTCTGGCGATTTCTTCGATTTTTTTTCGCTCTTCCTCCCGTGCTCTCTCAATCTCAGCCTGCCGACGCTGCTCCTCTTCCTGCTCGCGGCGGATGCGTTCCGCCTCCAATGCCCGCTTTTTGTTGTCCTCGTATGTATTAATCAGGGTAAGGGCGGCACCAAGGTCACGGCTCTTCTGATAGACCTGCAACGCATCTTCCACAACCTCCGACTGCGTATTGCTGATAATGCCGATCTCAGAAGCAACCTTTTCAGCCATCGCCAGAAGCTCTTTTTCGATCTGTTTCAGACTGGTGGTGGCGTTGTCCCACTTTTTCACATAGATCTCCTTGAGTGGCAGGTACTCCGCCCATTCACCTGCGCATTCTGCATACAGTTTCTCAACATCCCCATGACGCTTGCGGATGCGCTCTGCCTCCATCTCTTTCAGCTGACTATCGATCAGGCAAATCGGTTCGTCGATGATTTCAAGAAGCTCTTTTACCTTCTCCTCGAAGTCGTTGTAAGGCACCAGGCACTGCGCCTTTACTTCTTTCCGACGTTTCTCTACTTCTTCTCTGGTCTTCCGGAGAGACGCCAGTTCCGCCTTAGCCACGCTCTTAGATTCCTCAGTGAATACCGCTCCCTGATACTCCGCCATCTTTTCGGACAACTTAGCTTTCACATCCTCAAAATTGCACCGGATCACAGCCGGTTCCTGGCTAATTTCGATCTTTAATTCATTCATTTTCTTTTTCTCCTTCTTTTCTGTTTTCTTCTACTTTCTGCAATCCAAGAATCGCCGCGATTGTCTCAACCTGCGGGAATTTTTCAGATTCCAGATACCGGCGTACTGCTTCGATATAGCATCTTGCGCCGTCCTCTACACTTTTTTCTGTGCTTACGTCCATTCCTGCATATTCATAATGTTTCATTCTTCTACCTCCGAAAATTCTCCGTTTTTCAGCGTGTAATAAGTGTCCTCTTTGATTTTTTCGCCGTCTACACGCTCTGTTTTTACGCAGATCGGCACATAGCGTCCTTTTTCTTCATCTTTCACCCATTCTGCAAGCGTGATCCAGCTCCCCTTTTTGCCTTTTGCTTTTGATTTTCTGCCCGCGCACATAATCACAGCGTCTTCTCCGGTGCTGTTGATCTGCGCGTAGTTACCGGACGAGCCGATCTGCGCGGAGTAACCGGACGAGCCG